GCGGAGGCCCTCTGGTCGTCAAGCTTCTCCTTCGTTGCGATGGCCTGCTGCCCGAAGAGGCCCATCCCGGATGCGGCGAGCTGCTGCTCGGCTGCTGCTGCGGCGACGGCCGCCTTGTACTCGGGGAAGAGCTCGGCGACTTCCTTGGTGGAGTATCCGGCGTTCCTGGCCGCCGTTTCGATCATCGCGAAGTCGGTGGCGGCCTGGTCTCCGTAGCCGCTGGACACCATGCCGGACAGGGCATCGTCCAGGCTGGAAAAATCGCCCTCAAGGGCCTTGAGGGACTTCTCGCCCTTGGTGAAGTCCGACCACAGGTTGTAGGCACCCTTGCGGAGGTCCTCGAGCGGGCCGACGGAACCGTCGCCGAAGGACTTGACGTACTCCTCGGACTCCTTGGACGCCTTGCCGACTTCTCCAATCTTCTTCACGAGGCCGTTGAGATCGCCGAACGTGCTGCCGAGCTCACCGGTGAGCTTCCCGGTCTCGGCGAGGTTCTTGAGGGAGGTGGTGAGCCGGTCGACGTCCGGGGGCGCGCCACGGGCTTTCTCGGCGAGCTTGCCGACGCCGACGGCCGCGACGGCAAGGACGCCGAGGCCGATGCTGGCCTTCGTCATCGCGGACATGGATGCTGCGGTGGCCCGCAGAGTGGTGGACACGCCGGCGGCCCGCATGATGGCGAAGTACGCGCCGAGGCGGGCCACAGCAGCGGACCCGGTGACGGCGCCGAGGGCTGCGGCGCCCAGGGTGACGAGCTTGAACCCTGCGTACAGCTGCACCATCGTCGACAAGACGTCGGAAGGGATCCCTGCGACGAGACCAGCGAGCGCGTTCACGACGGTCAGCACGCTGACGCCCATGTCGGACATGGCGACCAGCAGGTGCGTGACGGCAGTGGCCAGGTTGCGGAGGGTGTCGCCGACCAGGGGGGCGTTCTCCCGCGCGTAGTCGAGGAACTCCCGCAGGTCCGATCCGGCTTCCCCGGTGTCCATGGCGTCGCTGAAACGGACGAGTGCGTGGGTGCCGCGGGTCAAGGACTCGGTGGCGAACCGGGTGAACTTGGCCATGAACCGGTCGAAGCCTGGGGTGCGCATCCCCCCAGCGGCCACGTTCAGGAAGTGCTCGAGCTCTCCGGATGCGCCCTGGACGAGGGGGGTGAGCTTCGGGAGGCCGGCGGCGAAGAGTTGCAGGGACTTGGTGACGACGGGCATCGTGTCGTCGGCCAGGGCGTCGGACCAGTCCTTGTACTGGTCCTTGAGAGCGCCCAGGGCTGCGGCGGACTCGCGGGATGCCGCCGGCATCTCGGACAGGAGGCGCTGGTACTCCGTCTCAGCCTTGGCGGCTTCCGCGGATGCGGCGCCGTGTTCCCGGACGGCCTTGTCGTATTTTTCCTCGGCCTCTGCGGCTTCGGTGAGGGCCATGATCTGCCCGCCGATGGCGAGTCCGAATGCACCGACTGCGGCGCCGGCGGCACTGAGCCCAGCGGCAATCGGAACGGTGGCTGCCGCGATGGGGATGAGAGCACTGCCTAGGGCAACGGCGGCCAGGATCAGGTTCCGCATGTTGCCTGCGGTGTCGCCGATGTTCCCGGACGTGGAGTTCGTGGTGGTGTTGACGGTGCCCAGAGATCCGCGCAGTCCGTCAAGGCGGCCGTTGACGCGGGTGAGGGTGCCGTCAAGGTCGTCGAGGTCGCCGCGCAGGGTGCGGGTGTTTCCCGACAGGGTCGTGAGGTTTCCGTTTGCGGTGTTCGCGTTTGTTCCAAGGGTGCGCAGCCCGTTGGCGGCGTTGCGGGCGCGGTCTCCGAGCTCGTCCAGGGCTGCGGCAGCTGCGGCGGCCCGGCCGCGGAGGGTGCGCAGTGCCCGTGAGGCGTCCTGGGCTTCCTGCTGGATGGCGTTCAGTGCAGCGGATGCAGCAGCCGCTCGGGCGGTCAGGGCGTTGAGGGCGGTGCCCGCGGTGTCGGCGTGGTCGCGTAGGTCGCGCATGGCGGCCGCGGCTGCGGCAATCTGGGCGGAGTCTCCATCGAACCGGGCGGTGATGTCGACGGGGCTGAGGGCTTGCAGGTCCGCCAGGGCGACACGGACGGCGGCCACCCCTGCACCGGTGTCGTCGTCGAGGTGCGCGGAGAGGTTGAGGGGGCTCAGGAGCCGGAGTTCGTCCAGTGTCGACCGGACGGATGCGGCGCCTGCCGCTGTCCGGTCCTCAACAGTGACGTTCACGTTGACGGGGCTCATGCCTTGCAGGTCGGCCAGGGCGGCACGGATTGATGCGGCGCCTGTTGCCGTGTCGTTGTCGAGGTGGGCCGTCAGGTGCAGAGGGCTCAGCAGGCGCAGTTCGTCCATGGTGGAGCGGACGGATGCCGCTCCGGTGGTGGTCCGGTCGTCGAGGGTGGCGTTCAGTTCGAGTGGGCTGAGCGCCCGCAGTTCTGTCAGGGCGGCCCGCAGGGTGGCAATGCCGGCGGAGGTCTGGTCGTCGAGGTCTGCGGTGATGCGGATGTTGTTCGCCATGGCCCGGATCTGGGCATCGGTTTGGGCCAGGGCCCGTTCCAGGGTCCGCATGTCCTTGGCTGCGGATTTGGCCTGCGAGCCCATAGCGCGGAGCCGGGCGGTTGCCGTTTCGGACGCGGTGCCGAGTTTCCTGACGCCTCTGCTCGCGGCGGTCGATGCTGTGCCGAGCTGGGTGACTTCGCTTTGTGCGTCGCGGGCGGCATTGGCAAGGTCCCGGGCGTGACCGGCGTTGGTGCGGAGAGTTCGGGCCAGGCTGGTGCCCTGGCCTCGCAGGGACACATCAAGGTTCCAGTTGGCCACTGGCCCGCCCTCCTTCTCTCTGTCAGCCGCCGTGTCGGCGGTGGCGTGCTTGCTGTTCTCGTTCGACCTCGAGGGCCGCTGCGTGCGCTGCTGGGATCAGTGCGACCTTGAGCCCGTGGATGTCTTCGCCGCGGTCGCGTGCCAGGGACTGCTGCTTGTCGGCGAGGACCTGGCATCCGATGCACAGCTGGACGGTGGCCGCGTAGGCGTCTTCCTGGTCGGGCCCGCCGTGGTCCCAGTCGTCGTGCCGGGTCTGGCACTGGGGGCACACGGTGGCCAGGTATGCCTGGTAGGCGAGGGCTTTCTCCCGGTCGCGTGCCGTCCACGTCCCGTCGCCTGCGCCCCGGAACTGGCTGTGGGGGATGCCCCACCGGTCGCACAGGGCGAGCTCGCTACGGAAGGCTTCATCGGCGATCAGCCTTTTCCCAGGTCCATGCGCTCTGTGCGCTGCACCCCGAACGCGGTGTTGAGGAGCTTCTCTCCTTCGGCCGGGGCCCACTCGTCGAGATATCCGGCAGCGTCTTCCTCGGTGATCCCGTCCAGGGAAGAAGCAGCGATGAGGACAGGACCGAGGGTGTCGAGGTTGAAGTCGTAGCCCTCTTCGGACTGCTCCTCCGTCGGAGGATGGGCGGCGAGGAGCGCTTTGTACGTCTTGCGGTCCAGGGCCTGGAATCGCAGCTGGATCGATGCGGCGTCCAGGGCGGCCTGCGCGTCCGTGAGAGCGGCGGCGGCTGCCTGGTAGCTAGCCTGCGCGGCGTCGTCCTGAGGGCTACGCTCCGCGGCGCCCTTGGCCTGCTGCTCGACGAAACGGGCGGCGTTGACGGCGCTCTTGGCGTTGTCGTCGTCGCAGATCGTCAGCGTGAGGACGGGCCTGGTGCGGGCCAGGAGGCGTTCCCGGGTGGCTGCCCAGTGCGAGTCGGCGGCCACGGCAGCCGGCGGCGGGGTGGCGGCGGTCTTTCGTGCGGTCATGAGGTAGTCCTCCGTCGGGGAAGGGGACCCGGCCGGGCGCCAACGGGCGCCCCTTCCCGAACACGCATCGGGCCCGGCCGGGAGCTGAGAGGGGTGGGTCAGGCGGCCGGGACGGTGGCGTTCGTCAGCGGGCGGTCGATGATGGAGAACCTGACGGTGAGCTTCGCTGCCTCGTTGTCCGCGGTGACCGTGGACGAGTTCGACGCGACACGCACCGGGTACACATCCAGGCCCTTGGTGCCGGACGCCTTGCCCTTGCGGGCGATCAGGACGAATCCCGTGGTGCCCTTGGCGAGGTCGGTCTCGATCGTGTCGGTGGTGTCGTCCTCGTAGAACGTCAGCGACGAGTCCTCGGCCGAGTCGTCGCCGGGGATCTTCGACACGAACGTGGAGTCCATGTCGGGGGTCTCGATCTCCTGGTTGGAGATGGAGAAGCCTTCGACGGCGGCGATCTGCTTGGTGTAGTCGGTGGCGCCGGTGATCTCGGCGAGCGTCGGCGTGTAGTCGGCGGCGGCGATCGTCTCAGCGAAGAGGATCTTCGTGACGCCCTTGCGGTTGAACCTGGCCATGGTGGTGGACCCCTGTCCTCACATGTGGTGTGGGTGCGGCCACCTGCGTGGTGGCGTCCGCGTGGGGTCCCGCCGCGGTGCGGTAAAGCGCCTGATCAGATGTCAGGTCGAGGTCAGGTCGAGCCTGAACCGCTGTACATAGCTCATGATGGCATCGGCTGGATCATTCGTTGCCCCCGCTTCTACATCCAGGGACCGTGCGGTCACCTTGGCGCCGGGGATGGTGAGGGTGCGCAGCCATAGTCCGGTCACCGGGTCCCGGCCGAGGATCGCGGTGCGCGCCTTGTCCGCCATCCACTCGGCCTGGTCTGCGACACCGCGCGAGTCGGGCTTGGACGGGTCAGGGCCGGACACGGACGTCACCTGGTAGACGAAGGACACGTCCTCGTGTTCGTCGGCCAGCAGGGCGCCCGACAGTTCGGTGGGCAGGGCGTACAGCAGGTAGTACGGGGGGTTCGCCCCTGCCGGCTTGTTGCCGCGGCCCACGGGAAGGCTGGTCGCGGAGGCGAGGAGTGCGGACAGGGCCGTTGTCACGGGCAGGCGGGCGATCATCCCAGTACCTCCTCGACGGCGTCCCTCATCTGCTGCTGGAGTACGGCTTCCATGCGCGGGATGGCGGGTCCGACGTGCGGGAACGGGGGCTGGAAGTAGTGGCGGCCGAGGCTGTCCGTCATGTCGAAGAACCCGAACTCGAGGCGGCGGCCGTACGGGGCGTTCGTGCCAATGGTGCACTGCGCCCCGTATGGGATGGCCCGGCCGACGACCTCCCACGACGAGCGGTACCGGCCGGTGATGACGTTGGGCCCCGGCCGGCCGGAGGCGTTGGCCCGGATCATGCCGCGCCCCAGTTCAGCGGTGTGCACCATCCGGCGCTGCACCACGGGAGTGATCCGGTCTGCTGCGGCCTCGAGCCGGTCGGCGAGCTCATCAGGGGTCACGGCGTCTCCCCCGCGGCACGGTTCTGGTCGAGGGCGGTCCGCCGCACGACTTCCACGGTGCTGGCCTGTCCGACGTCAGCACAGATCCAGGTGCGGCCCAGCAGGGAGGTGCGGGCCGGGTCGTGGACCTGTACGACGGAGGCGATGGCATTCTCCGGCGGAATCGGCGCGGTGAGCGGGGTCAGCAGGACATAGGTGGAGCGGGTCTGTTGCGCCCAAGGCTGCCCGGCGTCGGGGACCGCGGACCGTTCCATCGTTGGGGACCCGGGGACGACAGCACCCGGGCCCTCGTACAGCACGTCACTGTCGGGGTACTCGAGCTGGCCGGTCTCCGTATTGAGGACGGGCTCCTCAGTGCCGGGCCGGGCGACGCGCACGGTGTCGATGAGAACGTTGCTTCCGATCCACCGCGTGACGCCGGCGAGTGCCGCATCGAGTCCAGCCATCAGCTACCCACCCGGCCCTGCGCCCAGTCGGCGAGCTGCCTCAGCATCGCCCTGGTCAGCTCGGTGCTGGTTCCGTCGAGGTCGTCGCGGTTGAGGGCCGCCCGCTCGAGGTCGGCGGCGTCGATGTTCACAAGGAATGCGGCAACGACCTCGCCGGGGTCCGCCTGGTCGCCGACGGCTACGTGGGCGAGCCCCTCGAAGTCCAGACCGCGGTGCGGGGCGGTGTAGAGGACGAGGAGCGGTGCAGCGCCGACACGGTGCTCGAGGTTGTAGCCCTGCACGGACTTGCTGATGTCGGTGCCGTCGATCGCGATGCTGCCCGTGACGCCGTCGGCGGTAATGCGGACATGCCGCGGCTGGTCGGCAATGCTCGGGGCGGTCATGGCTTGACCTCCGTGTCCTCGCCGAGGGGCACGGTCTGCAGAACGCAGCGCTCGACGGTTAGAGCTCCGTTAACGCCCGGGTCTGCGAATCGCTGTCCGTCCTCGCCCCTACAGAACTCGGTGTACTTGATCCTGTAGCCGCCCTCGTTGCCGTTCACTGCACGTGAATGCACGGTGATCGGCCCGGCAGTGGACACCCATTTTGAGTCGATGCCGTTCGCCTCCAGCCAGGCGCGAACACGCTTCTTCTGGCCTTCGCTGAGGAGCTGGCCCGCCTCCGTGATGGTGACGACGCGGCGCTGCACGGGGTGGGGAACGGGCTTGAACTGGGGAGGGACGTGCACCGGCTGGTGGTGCATGAACATGCCCTCGCCTTGCTGCGTCACAACCGTGACGACCGCTTCGGCGACACGATCGCCTTCGTCCATGTCGATGACGAGGCCGAGGTCGTCAAGCTGCGCGCCGATCTTCTGGTCGGTCATGCCGCGCTCCTCGTCAGCAGTGCGCGGTCATCGACGCGGAGCAGATGCTGGATGAGGTGGTACTCGGCGCGGTGGCCACGGGTGCGCTCCGTGTCCTCGTCGGCTACCGGAGGGCATCCGTGCTCGGCTTCGAACGCCGAGCCCGGGCCGAGCATCCGTTCCGGGAGGGTCATCCAGGCGTAGTAGTCGGCGAAAGTCTCCGACTCGAGCGCTTTGCGGACCTTCCAGAGGTAGGTGCGCTGATGCTGCTCCGTCAGTTGCTCCCACGGCTCCCCTGCGGGGCGACCGGACTGGATGTGCAGGAAGGGGCGCATGGTCGCCTCGTACATGGCGCGGGCGGCCATGGTCACGGTCTCAGCTGGGATCGTCACGAGAAGGCTCCTAGGGCGTTAGGGCGGTCGAAGTGCGGGAGGAACTCCCTGACACACCGGGCGTGGGCGACGGGATGTGCGAGGGCGTCGTCGATGTCGCGGATGGTGCCGTCGGCGGTGTCTGGGTCCCGGTGGGAGGTCCACCCGCAGCCGGCCCCGTCGCGGACCTGCACCCGGGTAACGCCGAGCTGCTCGTACGCAGTGCCTACGGCTCCGGCGTTGGCGGTGGTGACGGCCTGCCAGGACAGGGCGGACTCCGCCCACGAGGCGACGGGATGCCGGGCATCGTTGGCGTAGATGACCGTGTCGAGGGGGTGCTCGGCGCGCAGGGTGTCCCGGTCGAACTGGGCGACCTCGAAGCGGGAGACGCAGGTTCGGGCGGCTTCCACGGCGGCGCGCATGAAGGCGCGGGCCCGGCGGAGTGCTTCCTGGAGGCGGCCGGTGAGGTCGGCGTAGTACTGGGCGGACAGGGCGGTGACGGCGTTCTGGTGGCGGGTGGTCCAGGACCACGAGCGGCGGGGCCGGTCGGCCCGGTCGAGCATTCCGAACGCGCCTTCGCGGTAGGCGAGGGGCAGGTCGGTGGCCGCCCACCGTTCGGTGAACGCGGCAACAGCGCGGTCGAAGTCGGCGAGGCGCTGCTGGAATGCGGTCTGCGCTGCCCGGATCGCAGCAGAGGCGCTGCGGCCGGGCCGGATCCGGGCCAGCGTGTCCAGGAGGGTGTTCTGGGCGCCAGGAAGGATCCGCCAGGCTTCGGTGAGGCGGCTGGTGGCATCCCGGATGAAGTCGAGGAGGCGGGCGCGGAGGGTGCGGCGCCGGGTGGGGGTGGTCATCGGCGGGGCCGTTCAACGAGCTGGATGAGGCCGAAGCCGCCGGTGTTCTCGTCGTCGGGGTCGGCGGGGTCGTCGGGTGCCGGGGGTTCTCCGGAGAGCAGGCCGGTCAGTTGCCGTTCGTACGCGGCAATGTTCGCGGAGAAGTTCACGGACACGACGCCGGACACGGACACGGATCCTGGTGATGCGAGGAGTACGGCAAGGCGTTCGCGGACTACCTCGATAGCGACGGCGCGTGCGGTGCCGAGGCGGGTGTAGCGGGCGGTGAGGTCTGTGAGGTCGGTGTCGGTGCCGAGCTGGGAGATCAGCCAGGCCTTAATGGCTGCGTCCACCGGTTCCTCCGTTCTAGGGGTGGGCTGGGAAGGGGTGCAGGTGCGGGCCCGGCTCTTGGCGCCCCACCAGGGGGCCGGGCCCGCACACTGTTTACTGACCGCCGGTGCCCTCATCGGCGGTCGTCCGGCCCCGGGCCGGCTTACGGGCCGCGGTCTTGCGTGCGGCCGGCTTGGTGTCCTCGGAGTCGTCGCCCGTGGGCTTCTCTTCCTTGGGCTGGTCGTCAGCGGAACCGGCCTGGGCGTCGCCACCGGCGTCGTCCTGGGCGGCTGCGCCGTCATCGTTTCCCTTGCCGTCGTCCTCGCTGTTCCCGGCGAGGTGCTTCTTCACGGCGGCGGGAAGCTTGCCGCCCTCCCAGCACGCGGGGTTCTTCACCAGCACCGCGTACTCGGGTGCCGGTGTTTCCCCCGCGCGCAGGAGGATGTCCTGGTGCTTGGCCGGGTCTCTCACGAAGACCGCCCGTGCGAGCTTGGCCATGGGTCAGTCCTCCGACAGCACCGTGGCGCTGATGTGGAAGTTGTTGACATACAGGACCGGCATGGCGATGGCGTTGGCCGTGGTGGAGAGCTGTACGGGGTTCTCCTTCTTGTCGATGGAGACGTAGATGCCCGGCTCGCGGGACGCTTCGAGGCCCGGGTTCTCTCCGGTGTCGAGGTTGTCCTGCTCGGCGGTGACGCCGTACTGGGTCTGCGCCCACTGCTCCGGGTTCGGGGGGACCATGGCCCACAGCGACTCGGGGGTGGTGCGGACGTACTCGTCGTCGGACCAGACCTGCTCGTCGTAGATCTCGATCGGCGGCAGGTTCCAGCGGGCGCGGACCGCGTTGACGTCCGGCGGCGACAGGGTGGCCGACGGGGTCGTCTCCGGGCTGGAAGAGTTCCAGAAGGCGGTGCGGTACTCCAGGTTGGAGGCCAGCACGGACGCGGCACGCTCGGAGGTGATGACCCGGGCGGGGCGGGGTGCGCCGACGGACTTGAGGTAGCGGATCCATGCCTGCTCGTCAGTGAGCGGGGTGGCGCCTGCCTGGTCCCACGGGGTTGCCGCGACAGGCTTGTTCTCGGCGGGGACGTTCCAGTCGACGTCGAGCCAGTCACCACTGTCGCCGATTCCGGGGAGCTTGACGACGCCGGTGGTGAGGAGCTGGCCGGCTGCGATCTCCATGGCGATCTTGATGGAGGTGAAGTGCCGCTCGAGGTCGTCGTAGAGCTGGTCGAGGAACTCCTGGTCGTCCGCGCCACGCCGGGCGTTGAACAGGATGAGGGAGAGTTCGCCCATTTCCAAGGTCTGGCCGACCGGGGGCAGCATGCCCTCGTTGACGACCCGCTCGGCCTGGCGCTTCGCGAGGGCGTGCGGGGTGTCGAAGGCCCGGAACTTCGCGGCGTTGATGCGCCGCTTGTTCGACTCGATGCGGAACTTCGGCCCGTAGATCTTGCGCTCCGGTACGACGCTCTGCGTGAGCTGGTACTGGTTCGGGACGGGGAGTCCGTTGATGTAGGCGTTGATGTCTTCCGGCGTGACGTTGCGCAGGAGACGGTCGAGGGTGCTCATGAGTGGTCTCCTTGCTTACCGGTAGTGGATGCTGACGCCGGGGGCGACGCTGGCGACGTCGGTCGGGTCGAAGGGGATGGGCAGCTTGTTGGCGAAGACCTCGCCGTGCCACAGGAGCGCCCCGGATGTCTTGGTGGAGCCGGGGGCGAACAGGGACTCGGTGGCGAGGAGGCCGGCGAAGATCTGGGTGCCGTCGGTGGCGGTGGCTGCGCCTCCGGCGGTGGAGGTGCCGATGGTGACGCCGGGGGTGGATCCGCCGGTCAGGGATGCGGTGGCGGTCATGGCGGCGACGTCGTCGCCCATGAACTGGCCGCTGAACGTGACGGCCATCGCGGTGCCCGGGTGGGGGCCGCCGGTGACGGTGACTTCGCCGGCTTCGATGTTCGACAGGTTCTCCAGGGCGGTCTTCACCTGGGCTGCGGTCGCGTTGTACGGGATCGCAGCGGTGGTCTGGCCGGAGAACGTCAGGGTGTAGGTGCCGCCGGTGGGGGTGCCGGTGACTGTGACGGTCTGGACCTCGGACGTCGGCCCGGCGTAGGGGGCGTACAGGCCGGTATCGGTGATCTTGCCGAGCGGGAGGCCGGACTTGATGACGTTCCGCGGCTGGAAGGCGGTACCGGCCTCGTAGTGGACCCCGGCGACGAACTTCGTCAGGTCCAGGGCGATGGTGTTGGCGTCGTGGACGCCGACGAGGGAGGCAAGCCACGGCCGGTCGGCGGTGGCTTCCTCGCTCGTGCGCATGGGCTGGAAGTCGTTCACGTGCCCTCTCCTCTGGTGGCGTTGCGTGTTTCAGGCGGCGCCTGTGCGGCGCGTCCACGTGGGAGAGGTCGTGGTCCCAGGTTGTGCGGTGGTGCGGTTACTGGCTGTCGGCGGGGATCTTTCCTCGTCGCTTGAGCATGGCCAGGCCGCGCTCACCAGGCTTGGGGGTGTTGGCGC